CTCACCCCTTTAAAACCCCCTCCACTCCTTCGTGCCATCAGTCTCTATGCAAGATTTTCCTAATCAAACGAACCGTCGCAAATTCGTTCACTCGACTGATGGGCTCCTTCCCGAATGGAAAAGATTTGTCACCTAGGAGGCTTTCTATCTTTTCCAGACCACCTGCTCGTTTAAGGATCAGGTCGATTGGTAATTCCCGAAGGAATTTGTCCCAGCTCACGAGAAGTTCAACGAATTCAGGGAACGAGGGATGATGTCGAGCATTCTCCCACTGCTGAATCCACCTAATGGTATCGGCATATCCAGTCCAACCCCCCCTGCGTAGGCGCTCGTAACTCATAGCACCGTTCAGAACGCGGAAGATCGGACGAACGCCAACCGCTAGATCATCTACAAGATAATCTAAGGAGTGGTGGTTTTGAAGGTACACCACTCTATCGCGTGATATGGCGCCTTTCTCTGCGGAGATCCGCAAACAGAGTTCTGATATCATTATGTCCTCAAGATCATCTGGGTTCCAGGCTTGAGCAAAGGAGACTACTCCATCATCTCCCTGAACTAAATGTTCTCGTATGGAGTTTCGCATACGATGCGCGGCATAGTGGAATGACCATTTCTGGATCAAACCACCCATGGTGTTTGTCATCCCATCACCACTGGGAATCCCACCACTCCGCCCTACCAGTACACCTTCCGGTGTCGCTAACGGGATCTCAAGAAACACGCGTTCTACGAACTCAATCAGAGGTGTATACCTTGTCTTGAACCACATCTTTATGACACGAAACACCTCCCTGATTATGGCTCCGGGCACGCTTGCATCATACCCTGAAAAGTCAACACTCAGGACGGGAAATTTCGCCTCTTTTAAGAGGATGGTGATCGCCATGTCAACCGCATCACTCCCGACCCACGCAGAGAAATCACTATACCGAATCAATTCATGGAGTATCGGCTTCTGGAGTGACAGCTCCATCAGAGTGTATGCATGGGGAAAACCCCACACCGTTCTCTGTTTGGGTGGTTCGTTTAAACCTCGTGGTTGACCACGCCAAAACAACATCGCAGGATCTAAGACACTTTGCTGATATCCACTGGCCTTAATGGTGCGCGCCCTTTCTAATACCATGGGGCGGTACTCTTTATCTGACGTCATCCAAGGCCAACCCAGATTAGTGTTATTGGGCATCTGATCAAAGGCGTCTTCTAAGCTAATCGGGACCAAGCTGTGGAAAGGGACTAAATCAAGCAGCCTCTTGGTGGCATACTCTGCAGCCTCTGGATCAAGCATCGGCACACCTTGTTCAAAGTATGAATGTACTTGATCTTTCCTCTGCTCATACGGCAACATAATACTGAAAGGGCCGATCTTTCCTCTTTGTTCGAGTTCTGCTTCATCTAACCACCCGTACCCAGTTGGCATTGTAACTAAATCTGTCTCATGAATGAGACTCTCCCGTCCACTGGTTGTATCGTCCCTACTAACCAGTGGGGTCACGAGATCAACACCAAACCCCCGTTGGGTACGGCTCAGGATATTCTCAACACGTCCGATCTCATCTAGAGTTAGGTTCTCGAAAAATGTTGAGTAACCCAGTCTTTGCATCATCTCCTTCGCGCTCCCTCTTTACCATGGGGAGTGCTGCCATGTGGAACACCCTTTTGTTTGTGTGGGTGCGGTAGCAACCTACGTTCTTCTTCATAAAATTTACCAGAACGATGAGTTCCCGCAATCCTTGAAGTAAGACCAGAATAGGTGAGACCACCCCCGCGGTAGAGCTGATTAAGCTGTGAAGGATTATCAAGAATTCCACGAATTGCTGCGCGGTACTCCTCCCGCTTGGCTGGATCCTTACGGATTATCTCCAGGTCAGCGAGCACCTCATTCTTAAAATGTTGTGTGAAACCCTCTGGTAGCCGAAGAGATTCCGGAGCCCCGACCCGGCCAAGCTTCTCAAAAACGTTGAAGGCATCAACCCCTCGCGTTCTGAAGAGCTCATATTCGGCATCGCTCAAACCATCAAACTCGTCGGGACTTGC